CAAAAACATAAATTTATTTTTCCTGATTTTTCAAATAGTGAAATCTTATTGAGAAGTGCAGAAAAACCGCAAAGAATCGAGGGCGGTGAATACTGTTGGATATGGTTGGATGAACCTGCACAGTGTAAACCTGAAATTTGGAAAAGAGTAATTACGAGATTGAACGATAAACATGCGATTGTCAAGCAAATTTTTACAACTGGCACGCCAGAAGGATTGAATTGGTACCATAAAGAAATAACAAGAACCGATGAAAAAACTGGCGAACTTGTGCATCGCGTGATTGAAGGAAGTATTGAAGAGATAATATTAAATGCTGGCGATGACCACGTTAGACGGTTGAAAGAAAATCTTGACCCTTTGGTATTGCAAGAAAAATTATTTGGGAAATTTATTAACACCAATTCTGGTAGAGTTTATTATGCGTTTGATGAGAAATTTGTTATAGAAAATTATGTACCTAATTTAAATTTACCTGTAAGAATTTCGTGTGATTTTAATATTAATCCCTGTATTTGGAATGTGCATCAATTTGTCGGGGATAAGATTTATACTTTCGACGAAGTTGTAATGTATAACGCAAACACTTTTGCAATGTGCGAAAAGTTAAATGAAATATTAAACAACTATGGTACTTTTAGTGGTTATTATTTTTATGGTGATTATACTTCAATCAAACAACGCACAACCGCAACGAGTTATACCGATTGGCAAATAATCGAAAATTATTATAAAAATTTTCCAAACTATAAAACAAGATTAAAAGCAAATCCAAAAGTAAAATCAAGGATTGAAACACAAAACGGATTATTTGCACATGGCAAACATTACATTACAAAAAAATGTAAATATTTAATCGATGATTATCGTTATGTTGTTTGGAATGAGAACGGTTATGAGTTAGAAAAAAATAAAGATAAAGATAGAACGCATGCAAGCGATGGAACAGGCTATATGTTAACTTATGAATTTTCTCTTGACAAAAAATATTCACAAATAATTTGAGTTTTAAAATGTTTGAGAGTAAAGTAAAAAGCTTATTAAATTTAGTAGAAACAAATTACTGGAACGAAGTAGAAAGAATTAGAATAAATAATGCAGAAATATTATATAATTTCTACAGAAATAATACTTCGTTTATCGTTGAAATGTTAAAAAATAGAATGACAAAAAAGGGGAAAGGTTTATTTAAAAAAGAAACAATTGAAAGATTCGTAACATATAATTTTATTAATCCCTTACCAAAAATTTTAAATTTATTGTGTAACATATATTCAGAAGAACCAACAAGAAAGATTTATACCAATGATATATTAAATGAAATTGAAACGAATAAAATGACAGCGTATATCAATAACACCTTCTTCAATACTAAAATGCTTGAACTTCATAAACTCGCAAAATTATTTGGTTCTATTTTACTTATGCCAATTATTGTAGATGGTAAAATAAAGCATAAAATATTATATCCTTTCCAGGTTGCAATTGAAACTTATGAATACGATGCACAAAAAATAAAACAAATAGGTATTCTTGATTATATTTGGAATGAAGAGAATAAAACCGAAGAAAGAATTATTCACGTTTGGAACCAAAACGAATATTATATTCTTGATAGTGATTTAAATAAAATCAATTATGCTTATATTGGTGGAGAAAAAAAAGAATTATCTAATCCTTACGGAAGAATACCAATAGAAAATTTAACATTGATTACCGATGAATATGATTTTTGGGATGAAAGTTGGTTAAATGATATTGAGAATATAATTGATTTAGGTGTTATCAATATCGTAATGAGTTATTACAGTTTTTTCTTTACAGGTGGTAATCCTGTTTTAATTGATTATGAATTGGAAAATCTTATTGATACTAGTAAAGAAATAGGAATAAGAATTAATGATAAAATTATAGGTTATAAAAAAGAAGCTCCGACATTAAGAATTGCACCTGATTCAATAATAAATTTAAAAAATAATACACCAGATACAAAAGCAGATTTTAAATATGTAACACCGCAAACAAACATTTCTGAACTAAAAGAATATTTTGATTGGAAAAGAAAATTGATACTTTCTAATAGAGGGATTTCTCCTAATGCTTTTAATCTCGAAAGAATCGCGCAATCTGGTTATGCTAAACAAATGGAAGAAACTGAAACTATTCAATTAAGAAAACAAGATATATCTAAATTAAGAGATTTTGAAAACAGATATTTTGAGTTAATAAAATTAATTGCAGAAGTGCAAAATTTGGATGAATATAAGTTTCCCAAAGATTCAAAACTTGTAATTGATTATCCAGAAATTACATTTCCAAAAAGTAATGATGAGATTGCAAAAGAAATTGAAACAATGATAAAATATAATATTAAAAATCCTATTGATTTTATTAGGGAATATAATCCAGATTTAACAATAAAGGAAGCTGAAGAAATATATAATAAAAACAAAGAAATTAATGCGATGCAAGAAACAAAAGATATTACATTAAACTTGACACCAGAAGAAAATTATATTATGCTTGAATTCCCAGATTTAAGACAAGATTATGATTTTACTTGCGGAGCTTCTTGTTTACAATCTGTTCTTATGTATTATGGTTTTGATGCAGTTGAAAGTGAATTAGTACAAAAACTTGGTACTACAGCTGATTGGGGCACCGAGCATACAGATATTATTAGAGTTGCAAAAGAATACGGTTTAGAAGTTGAGAGCGGAGAATTCTCAATTGAACAAGTAAAAAATTATATAGAACAAAAAATCCCTGTAATTCTTGATATACAGGCTTGGAGCGAAAAAAGCAATATAGATTATTCTTTAGATTATGATGATGGGCATTATATTGTTGCAATTGGATATGATGATAATGGTTTTATTATTGAAGACCCTTCAGATTTTGGAAGGCAATATATGACTTTTGAAGAATTACAAAAAAGATGGCATGATATAGATAAAAATAATAACAAATTAAATAATCTTGGTATTGCAATTATAGGTTCACCAAAATATACAAAAAATCAATGGAGAGAAATAAAATAATAATTGATATTATTGATGAGATTAATACATTAGAAAAAGTTTACCAGTATTGGTTAAACAACTGTAAAGAAATATCTAATAAAATATATTTTAATGTTAATTTACTTGATTTTTATTTGTTTTCAATCAAAGCAAGAAATTACTATAAAAATCAATTAAAAAAATTAAAAATAAAGTATAAAAAAACATTAAATGAATATTATTCTTAAAATCGAAAATCAAAGAATATTTGTAGATAAAATTACTTTATATTATCAAGAAAATAATGAGCTCGTAATATGTTTAACAGATTTTAATAAAATTAAAACAAAACTCTTGACAGCAGAGGACCTTGATATACATTTTATTGGTACGGGTATGTTTTATGACTTCGATGAAAAGAAGGAAGAAGAATGAACCAAAAGGAATTTGTAAAATACTGGAGAGATAAAGATTATTCACAACAAGTATTGAAATACGATAAAAAAACATTAATTAAAATAATAAAATATATTTTGAACCTAAAAGAAGATTTTAGAAAATTGGATTTTGAAGAAAAAGAAAAAATTGTTTATGAGTTGTTTGGGGATTTCAAAAAGTATTATAAAAAAATTCTTGACAAAGAAATTGAAAACTCAATCAAGATAGGGAAACAAAGAGTAAATGGCTTATAGTTTATTAACAAATAGTCAATTGAATGAAATTTTAAAAAGTGTTGGTGAAAAATTAAAGTTATTGCACCAAAAAAGAATTAGAGAACAAAAAGAAGTTTTTGGGAGTAGTTTCCCTACATTAAAACAAAAAACGATTGAAAGAAAAAGAAAAAAAGGTGGTGGTATTTCTGCTAATGCAGAAAAAAGGTTGATTGAAACTGGCGATTTTATGAGACATGCTTTTGTTTATGATGTCAAGGGAAATGTTTTAACTTTTGGAATAAGTAATCAACCACATAAATTTGTAAAGACTTGGGAGGCAAGACAAAGGGAATTAAAAAGGGGTGCAAAAAAATTTACCCAACATAAA